TAATGTCTGGGCTTAATCAAGCTAACCAGCTATATTCTCAAACAGTTGGCAATCAATTTTTGCAACCGAATTTAGAGGCCGCTTTAAGAAAGCAGCAGTTATCAAATCAAGTTCTTCAAGCGAGCGCAAATATCGCTCCACAAATGTCAGCAGCGCAGCTTGCATATAATCAAGCTAGAGTTCCAAATTTGAATGCAGCAACACAACTTGTGTTGGGCGGTCAGCTCCCTACATCGCAGGCACAAGCCGGACTTATTGGAACCGAGACGGCGAAAAATCAATTTCAGTTACAAAATCCTGCTTTAATGCTTCCACCAGGAATGCCGCAACAATTGGGAGCATTAGCTATATTAAAAAACCTGATGCCATCACAGTATGGAAATAACCAGGTTGCTCCACCAACTCAAGATCAAAACTTTGTGGATAAGCTGGGGACTGGCGTTCCAGAAAGAATTCCTGGAATGCCTTCGGCTGGAAATTTTGTCAATCAAGGCGGTTCCCCAACAATTCCGCAGCAAACTCCGCCACCTCCTCCGATAGGAGGCACTCAGAATGTTGGCGGCGTTAATGTGCCAAGCAATCAAGAGTTTGCCAATTTAATGGTCAAAGGGATGGTTGCGCCAATTCAAGAAAAAATATCACAAGCTGATTATTATCAGTCGCGAGCATCTGGCTATAATTTTCAAAGTTTACCGCCAACTGAAAAATCATACATGATTGCTCAAGCAGCCGGTATGGGTGTTGACCCAATGCAAGCTGCTGCGCAGTTTAATAATGGAGCGACAATACAGTCGATTGCTCAGCAAAAGGGTCTTGACCCCAACAACTTGCCAACTCCATTGTATGCAGCAACGCCAGCCACTGTTCAGCTTATCCAGAGAAGAGATCAGGCGCTTAACGAAATAAATAGCATCATGCCAAATATCACGTCTTCAATGGCTCCATACGCTAGACAATTTGCCGGGTTCTCTCCTTCTCAAATTGCGGGAGCAATTAATAATGCAGACCCAGATCAGCAGGCAAGGTTTTTGGCGGCAAAGGCATTAATGCCTGAAATGGCATCATTAAGATTAAAGGCAATGGGCGGAAATATAGGCATTGAAGCAATAAGAGAAGTCAATAACCAATCAATGGGTAATATTAAGTCATTCCAAGGATTGGTCAGTCCAAAAGTTTATCAAAGTGCACAGAATTATGTTGATCAATGGATTAACCAAGGCGCAGACGCCGCAAATAGAGTTGGGCTTGCTGGGACTGTTGGAAATCTCAATACAGGTGGAAAGCCATTGACAGGATCAACAATGACTGGCGCGGTGACGCCTTCTCAAGTTGGCGTTCAGACTTCTTCTGTCGAGACTCCTCAGTATGCTCCAAATGCGTCTGTATCAATGATTGCGCCTAACGGAGAAAAAATAACCGTTCTCGGGTCAAATGTGAATGAAGCATTAAAAAGAGGGGCAAAATTATAATGGCAAGCCCATTGGGTGCATCTGCATTTTCTGATCTGGCTCCTCCTACTTCTGGAGCGTCTCAAATTGGAGCATCGGCATTCGCAGATTTGGCGCCGGCTCAAAGTCAGCAATATTTAAACAATCCGATTGCGCAAGGAGCAATTGGCGCTGGAGACGCATTAAGAAATACGATTTCAAGTGCAGAAAATTTTGCCCGTTCCTCGCCGTCTCAATCTCAAATGCAGAACGCATCTAATATGATCGGTGGATTGCCTTTACCACAAATTCAAAACTATTCACCAATTCCGGCGGTGAGCAATGCAAGCGGTTCAAATCCGATAGCTTATAACTTAGGAAATATCGCCGGAAATATCGCCGGATATGTCGGAGGCGGTGAGGCAATAGACACCGCAAGACTTGCTGCGGAAGGCGTTCCGGGCGTTATTGGCAATATTGCTCAATCACTTGGTGGCGAAGGAATGGCGGCGATTAATAGAAGGATGATAGGAAATGCCGCTTACAGTGGCGTAACCTCTCCTGACAATAATGTTCAGCAGGCCGAGAAAGGTGCGGCCGCGTCTGTGGCTAGCGAATTGATACCGGGGATTGGTGGAATTGCGGCAAAAGGCGCTCAATACTTTATGCCACAACGTTTTGCGCAAAACATAATTCAAAATCTTGGGGGTGGACAAACTTTATCAGATGCAACAAAATCCGTCATAGCGAATGTAAAAAGTTCATATGAGGAGCAACAAGCAAATGCTAACACTCTTTACAATTCTGTCCGTGATTCTGTTCCTAGTGGTTCTATTTATGCCCCTGTAAAAAGTGTATATGGGATACCGTCGGCAGCGCCAACCAATACCGCTATCGTTTCAAAATCTTATTCTCCTGTAGATCAAGGTGTCAACCCGGCTTTTGCGGAACCAACGGGGAAAAATATATCCTCAACAATCATGGCGAAAGGGCAGCAGAATCCAGCGTCATTTCTGGAGGGAGCATATCCAAGTTTGCCGTCTAGTACTATCAACAATTACACAGATACGCTAAAAGATATGCACAATAATTTTATTAATGACCCAACATTTAATAATGCGCACCAACTTCAGAGCGAATTGGGCGCTGTAAGTCGCCAACTTGATAGCAAAGCCACTCCGCCTACGATTGGAACAATTAATGCGCAAAATTCATTAAATAATGCAAGAGGCGCATTAAAGTCGGATATGGATAATTTTTTACAAAATCAAAGTCCAGAACTCGCGCAACAATATAAAAACGCATCTGATTCATATCTACAAAATGTTGTTCCATATAAAACAAATCCAAAAATATACGGGATGGCAACCGGAGATATTGAAAATATTAAGCCAAGTTCTCTTTCAAATATATTTTCAGCGCCTGATTCAGATATGGGGAAAGTATTATCAGACCTCCCAGAAGGCGCCGTTGATAAAATTCTTTATACAAAGCTTGGACAAACAGTTCCAAATAAAAGCGCGCAAGGTCTTTTAAATTCATATCAAAATCTTCAACAGCAAGGTCTTTCTGAGCATATTTCCCCTCAATTGGCTTCTCAACTTGGCGAATTAGAAAACAGAATTAAAGCACGAAATGGGTTGCAAATGGCGTCCGCCGGATTATCCGCAGCAGCACTAGGTGGGGCGCACGGGAGTGCAACAGCCGGCGCAATGCTTGGTCTTGGCGCGGGCGCCGTAGCTTCTCCATTTATGAATTACATAGGCAGACGCCTCCCTATCGATAATATCAGCGAAGGAATTTCTAATGTTCTACGCGGAACCTATCCTGCCGGACGAAGCGCAGTACTGGCAAATTACCTAAACAACAGCGGGGTTCAAAATGGCTCTTAATCCGAATTATGTACCCTTAACTCCATTATGGGAAGTTTTTACAGACAAAGACTTGTTGACATTTCTGAGTGACGGGTATGTTAGATTTTTTATTGATACCGAAAGAACGGTAGGAAAGCCTGTTTATCAATTGACAGGTTCACCTCCAAATTATACCTATACGCAATATGGATTTCTGGATACCGATGGAAGCTGGCGCGTTAACATGAATTTACAGGGCGCCTTCGATCAGGTTATCTATGGCTATCCTCTCGATGAATTCGGCGAAGTTCAGCTATATTTTGCTGATTTCTATAGTTCAGACGGTGTTTTCCAGTTTTCTAGAGAAGGTTTTCCTAATTTCTTCGTTGCTGGCGGCTCATTAACGAATCCGGTAAACATAAATTATATCCCAGACGGCCAATTCAGACTTCATACTGATATCCCTCTAACCTTATCTCTTGAGACGGGAGAAGTAAGGGACGGCATAACTAATATTGCATTTGGTGGTTGGACATTTGAAAGGCCTTCTGCATCAACAGCCAGAGACTTTGTTACTTTCCAAAGGATAGGTTCCTTTGTAACAAATCCAATAAAAAGCCCTCGGTATGCTGCGGAGATAATATGCCAAGCACCTAATGCCGGAGATACCTTTAAGGACTTAAGAGTTAAATTTGATGATGTGAATAAATTTTCCTCAGATGATGTCATGTTCACTTTTGGAATTACCGGAAAAGTAGTTGCCAGCGGTTCAATTGATGCTGAGTTAATTATTATTAAGAATTTTGGTACTGGCGGGGATGCGACCACCGAAACAACTTTGACTACATTTACTTTAACGACAACATTTACACCATTTTATTTTGCATTTGCATTCGGGGCGAACACTGGGAAAATTATTGGTGCAAATGATGATGATTTTGTGCAGATAGCATTAAGGTTTCCATCAAATGAATTATTTGACGTTGAATTTACAGATGCACTGTTAACGCCCGGTAACGTAATTGCTCCAACTTTTAATGACACAACAACTCGTGAATTTATGTATGAATCATTATTTGATGATACTGATTCACCGGACGCTAATGGCGGCGATATTGGACTTCCTCTTGTTCTTACTAAAACAGGTTTAAGATTTGATGATTCTCAGGTTGGATTAATATTCCCCTCTGCATCATACAGACTTCCGTTCGGGTATTTGCCATGCGATGGCTCAATGTATGATTCAAGACTTCATTCCTCAGATGGAATTCCTTACTCAAGACTGCAGGCGCCATTATTGGCGGTTCTTTCTACACCCACAGTTCCTATTCCATTTAATATTCCATTTTTTGGGACAGGCTCATCATTTTTAACCGCAGATATTTTATCGAATTTAGATTTAAAAATAACAACAAATTTGAAAGGCGCAACCCCAACTCCAACTGACGGTGCAAATCCAACAGGATTTACGTTTAGAAATAATCATACAGGACAAACAGATATTAATGCTGTCGGAAAGATTCAACTAGCAAATAATTTTTTAGTTATCTCTGATCTTGTTGGCGTTATTACAGTTGCAGATGTTGGAACAACAATCACTTCAACCTCTATCCTTTTGAATGGGTCAGATTCTCGCTCTGTGAGTGAGTTCGCAATTGGTGCAATTGCGCCGTCCAGTTATTTTAGGTTTGCTGCCGGAAACGGTGGAACAACTTTTGTTTACTTAGTGTGGTTTAAGTTGGACGGCGTTGGAACGATTCCATCATTCCCGGGAAATATTCCAATAGAGGTTGATCTATTCACGGGTATAAATGCAGCAGATGAAGCAAAAATAGTATCGGATGCAATAAGCGGTTACCAGGTGTCTCAAATAACTACACGTCCCGGAAATGTAATAACACCAAATTCATATTTCGACTTAGGAACAACGGCGCAATCATATTATGTTTGGTACAACGTCAATGGTACAGGTGTTGACCCCGCTCCCGCAGGTAAAATAGGTATAGAAGTTAATATATTAACAACAGATACCAAAGATCAGGTAACAGGAAAAACAGCTACCGCACTAAATTCAAGATATTTCGCAACACCTGATCTTAGGGGATTATTTCTAAAAGGCGTTGATGGATTTAGAGGGTTAGATTTGGGCTCATCTCTAAGATATGCCACCAATTCATTAACGGGTGGTAATGTATTAGGCTCCAGAGAATACAGCAACAATGCTTCTCACAATCATACTGCAACAACTTCTATTACGATATCTACTCTGGAATTCAATAGTATGGTGGGAGGCGACGTTGCATATCAGCCCCCATTCGTTCCTTTTGCGGCATCACCACCAACTACAACAACAATCGCATATCAAGGCGTCACAGAATCACGCCCAGAAAACATTTATGTAAATTACCTGATCAAATATTGAGGATATAAATATGAGCACTCTTTTAAATATAGGCAAAGACAATACAGGAACCGATTCTGATACCGTGGCAATTTCTGAAAACAATTATACTATTGTTTTGGCGGCCGGTGTTCCAACGTCAATAACCGTCCCTCAAAATGTTGATAGAGCATATTTTGCATTTGGAGGTGGGGGCGATGTTTGGGTTGATTTTGATGGAACCGCAACAATCCCAGGTGCATCTTTTACTCAAAGCACGCTGCAATTAAACCCAGTCTCAAGATTCGTACTTCCCGGCAATACAATATCATTCGTCTGTATGACGGCTAATGGAGTGCAGGTTGCATTTTATAACGTAAGTGTGAGGTGGTCATAATGCAATTTAGCGCAAGAGGGGGCAGGTTTAATTATTCTCCAAGTACGAATAGCGTGATAATTCCGCCTTCTACTTCTGAATTACTGCTTGAGGACGGAAACGATATTTTACTTGAAAACATTGAGCCGATACTGCTCGAAGCATAAATCAACTTGAATTGAGGAAATAGAAATGGCTGGAACAAAGATTACTTCTTTAGGATTGGGTACATCAAAAAGCACTGATTTTTTAGTGGCAGTTGATACGACAGATACTTCAATGGCACCTACGGGCACAGATAAAAAGTATTTGTTAAGCGATATGTCATCATTTATTCTAAGAAGTATCGCTGCATCTGTAACTGTGTATGTCTCATCAACTGGAGGCGTGGACGCGGTTGGAAATGGTTCAATTAATTTTCCATATGCTACTCCGGAATATGCTTATTCTCAAATTACAGACGCCTCATCCACTAAAATATATATAATGAAAATGGCTGGTAATTTTATGTCTACCACAATTTCAGTCAAGCCGTGGATATTTATTGACGGTCAAAATTCAGTGTGGGCAATTACAAATCCAGTGGTTGCTGATGCCACTTTTGTATCTGGCGGAGGGATGGCATTTATTGAAAGTTTTTCTTCTATTAATACGGTGGCTGGAGTTGATATCGATTTATCCGCATCTGCCGCGGCATTTTCATATATCAAGTTTAATGAAGTTATGTTTGCATCAAATGCAGCTTGGTCGATTAAAGGAAACCCTGCTCAAGTATTGGTTTCTGTTTTAACGAATTCATTTGGTCTTGGAATGTCTCCAGATGTTACGATGACAAATCTGTATGGTGGAGTAGAAAACAGTTCAATAAAGGGATTTACATTCATTTCTGATAGTACGGTTCAGGGATATAATATATCTTTGGGTGGCTCTACATTGGAGAATGAATGCTTGCTTCAAGCAAATGCGGCATCTATCGGGGTGAATGTTGACATAAAATCCTCTAATTTTGTTGGTGGATTGAAAATAAAATCAGTTTCAGCCGCTCCAATTCAAGTAATCCAATCACCAATAACTAATTCATTTGGTGTTACGCTAGACGGAACGGGGATAACATATAAACCAGAAAGTCAAACAAGTGCAATTACATTATTGAACGGCGCAACTATTGCAGCAAATGTCGTTTATCCTACTTTGGCAGAAGGCATCACGGCTGGATTTACGCCGACAAATTACACTCCCGTAACTTCTCAAGTTAAAGGTCATTTACAAGGAATAGACGCGTCATTGGCATCAGTTTCTTTACCTGCAACAAGGGTCGCTTTTGGAAGTGTGACAAATACAATATCAAGTAGTACAGGGCTTGTATGGAATGACTCAAATCATTCATTGATTCTTGATAATTCTGCTGAGTTAGTTTTTACAGGAACAGCAAGCGGAACGCAGATAAACTTAAACAATGGCGCCAATGCTCAAGAATTTGCCGGCATGAATCAATTAAGTGACAGTGTGTTTTTACATGTTCCGAATACTGGAGAGAGATTTACATTTCAGGCAGCTACATCTTCTTCTACGTCAAATAATCTTTTTCATATTCTTGGGACTGGTGTCGTGGAAATTCCGGCATTGAATACCGTTGGAATTGTTCACAATAGCGCGTTGGGGGTTTTGTCTACGAGTTTAATAGTTGCTGCCGATATTACGAATGCAACTATAACGGGTTCAAAGATTGCTTCAGCAACCGTTACGGGCGCAAATATTGCATCTAATACAGTTGCAAATTCTAATCTAACCAATATGGCCGCAAATACGATAAAAGGAAATAATACGGGGGGCGCAGCTTCTCCGATTGATTTAACGGCGGCTGAAGTTCAGGCAATGCTGGGCGCCGGTTCTTCAACTCCATTGACGGCGACTTTCGTTGGATTTGGTAGTGGCACAAATACATTGACGGGCAGTTCAAATTTGACTTGGGACAATACGCAGCATACCTTAACGTTTGCCGCTTCTTCAGAGCTAGTCTTCAGTGGCGCATCTTCTGGAACGCAGATAAATTTAGATGGTGGCGCGAATGCGCAGCAATTTACGGGTATAAATCATGCCGGTGGAGAAATGTATTTGCATGTACCCGCAACTACTGAGTCTTTTGTATTTCAAGCGGCGACATCCTCAGTTGCCTCAAACAATCTTTTGTTTGTTGGCGGTAATGGAGTCATTACAATCCCCGCATTAAATACAACCGGAATTGTTCACAATAGTTCTGGCGGTGTGCTTTCAACGAGTTTAATAGTTGCTGCTGATATCACTAACGCCACAATCACTGGCGCTAAAATAGCTGCCGCAACGATCACTGGTTCAAATATTGCCGCAGCTACAATTGCGGGCTCCAATTTAATTACGAACACTGTTGCCAACTCAAACTTGGCTCAGATGGCTGCTCATACATTTAAAGGAAATAACACAGGTTCTACGGGGAACGTCCTTGATCTTACTATAGCGCAAATGCAGGCTGAATTAGGGGCTGGCGCATCTGTGCCATTAACTGCGTCTCAGATTGGTTTTGGTAGTGTAAGCAACCTAATGATTGGAAATGCTGACTTCACATTTGACAACTCAAATAAAAGATTAACCATAGGTAATACTGGGGTGAGTACGGGCGGTATAAAATTTAATAACAACACAGCGTCTTATGTTCCGGGAATTCTGGGATATTATGAAGAACCCGTAACTGTAACTATGACGATGAATTACACAGCAAGCACGGTTAGTTGGGACGTTACTTTCATGAGAGTTGGCGATATGGTTGTTATGAGTTGGGAGGGGATAGATGTGACACCAAGTGGTGCCACCAATATATTCAGCACAACCGGAATTCCGGCAAGATTTTTAAGTGCCTCAATGAACAATATTAGTTGGACTGTTCAGGTTATAGATGGATTAACGTCTAGCTCATTCAAATCCGCTGGCGTTCTTCAAATTTCATCGACTGGTTTTATTATTACATCTACGGACGGTAATATGTTTACTGGGGTTGCGAGTCATGCAGGCATAAGACCATCATGTGTATGTTATTTCCTTAATTAGAGATTTTTTATAAGGTTAATGTCATGAATGCTGAAGATGACATCAGAAATCAGCTGGAGGCTTTAAGAGGAAGGACGCAAGAGATGGATACTTTGACGAAAGTTCATGAGTATGCGATTGATAAAATTGATGTGAACATGAGCAATATGTCTACTAAAATACATGGTGTAATTGAGAATCAGTTTAAGTTGAGCGAGTCAATTAATGGTATTAAAACAGAGTTAAACATTATGAAAACGGAAGACCAGAAGAGAAAGTCTTCCGTTGAGTTTGTTAAGGAATTATTTGATAAGAAGAAAAACTGGATGATAGTGATAATGGTGATCATCATAATAAAAGCATTTGAAACTATTAACCCGGCAACTATGTTTACGGCTTTGTCGAAATTTTTATAAAGGTTAGCGAAGAGAGCGTCTATGGTTGACAAACAGTTTAAGTTTCTTTTAACGATATGCGATTTTGTCCAAAAAGTTGAAAAAATGGGGTATAAAATGACCATGGGAGAAGGGTATCGACCGCCTGAGTTGGCGAAACTATATGCCAGAGAAGGTCGCGGTATAGCTAATTCTCTGCACACTAAAAGACTTGCGGTCGATCTTAACGCATTCTCTGGTGGCGTGTATCTTGATGGCTCAAGCGCAAGTCACATTCCTATATTGAATAAAATAGGAGAGCTGTGGGAATCCCTGAATCCTCTCTGCGCATGGGGCGGTAGATTCTCGCGAAAAGACTATAACCACTATTCGTTTATGAATGAAGGAGTAAAGTAATGACGCTGGAAGAATTTATCGGGATGCCATTTGATGAATGGATAACCGGGCAAAAGCCAGATGATTTCCCTTTAACATCTGAGCAACTATGGGAGATGTACGAAGAATGAATTGGTCTGATATATCGTCATTGGTATCAAAATTTGCCCCGTTGGCTGGCGCGGCTTTAAGTTCTCCGGTTGGTGCCGCCATTGGGGTCGGTACCATTATAGCAAATCTATTTGGTGTAGATGCAAAACCAGAGAGTGTTGCGGCTTACATTAAAAACAATCCAGAGAAAGCACAAGAGAGATTGCAGTTCGAAATGGCAAACAATATTGAGTTACAGAAGATAGCTTTAGATGCAATCGAAGAGCGCAATCGACATGAGGAACAGGATAAGGCGATCGAATTTCAGAATGTCGATAGCGCGCGAAAGAATAGCGCAAATGTTAATGCAAGTCCAGTGGATAATCGAATTAAAATGATACTTGTAGTTGGTCAATTTTCAGTGTTAATTATACTTATTTCTCTATTTTTTATCTTTAAAGATAAGATAGATCAATCAGTAACATTGACACTTGGTACGGTAATGGGCGCCATTATGGCAAGCATATCAAGTATGGTGAATTTTTACTGGGGTACGTCTTTTAGTTCTCAGAAGAAGGATGAGGTGATTGCAAATAAGAAATGATTTTATTTGCGCTTTCAGCGATTCTGTAATCATATAAACCGACCATTTTTTGGGTTTTTGTTCTGAAGGCGATTTTAATTTTACATATTTTACATTCTGCGTAACTTAGCCCGGAGTCGCAAACATACATTTTATCTGTAAATATTTCCATTATTTTATTGCATTTCTCGCAAATAACTTTCTTTAGCGCTAATTCTAAAAGAGGGTTTTTCATAGCTTATATTTCCTGCAAAAAGGATTAATCAATTCGGTTCATCATAATAATTATGCCAGTTCCACTGTTTAGATTTACGTTTAATTCTATTCCCCGTAAATTTTAATCTAATCGCCTTATGAAAAGCGCTGTATAAACTTTCTATACCTGTTAAATATAATGTTGATCCTTCATGCAGTCCAGATAAGTTTTTATATTCAAACTCAACTATATACTCGTTTGATTCATTTTCAGGAAATTTATTTAATATACTCTTCAACTCTTTTAATGTTATACCCTTTTCATTTTCGATTTTCATAATGAATTATCCATCCTTCTTTGAAACAAAACTATTCGATTTCTGGAAAAAAGTAGCAACAATTCTCATCCTGTTTTTTTCTTTTTTGCATCTTTCATATGCTGGAATAATTCCAAGGAAAAAACAAAGTATGAAAAATATCGGAATTGGCGCATAAAAAGGCAAAAGAACAATCCACCAAGACCATGTTATAAATTTACAAAGTTTTAGGCCGAGAAATAATAACCCCAATGCCAGAGGGAAAGTTAGTCTCATTTCACAATCCTCAATATTTGTAAAACAACGTCAAGCTTGGTATTTACGAAGTCAATTCGTTCTTCTATATTATTTATTTTTTGATTTTGATCAAATATCTTTGAGTCTAATTTTTGATGAGATTTTTCATTCATTTCATATTTCATTGAGACCTCTCTTGAGATAAGAGTATGAGTCGTATCATAAAATTCTTCTCGAAATAATTCTTTACATTTTTTAAAAAGATTTTCTGAGCATTTTTTTACATTCTCATTAACGCTAGCATCAAATTCCTCTTTGTTTTTAAATCTAAAAAATTTAAACATAAAATCAACCCTCACTCTCTAACCATTTACTAACGGTAATCACTTTCCCGCAGCGTGCGCATTTTGCCATAAATAGCCTTCTGTAAAACATGTGACCTTTGAATAGGCAGATAAGCCTTTTAAGCATGAGTTAATCCTCTTCTGCGTCAATAATTCGTACCTTAAAGCCAAAATAAATTTCGTGGGGGAATCCATTATTTTTTAAATCCGGTTCATTTGATTTTTTTAGCATCTCCTCAAAATGTTTAAGCAGTCCAATTTTGAATCCATTATAAGTCTTATAAGTTGCAATAGGAATTTCATCTGCGCACTCATATCGGATATCTGATAACAAATAACGTTTCATAAAATAATTCCTTAACGATTAAAGTTTTCCATAAGAAATTCAATAATTTCTTTATAGAATGAAATGGTATCTTTATATGTATTTTTGTTTTCAGAATAAGACAATAAAATATTATGCTTAATCTCATCTATATTTTTGTCAACATTATCTTTTTGCTCTATTTTTTTTTCAAGAATTTGCACAATTGATTTTATTGAGTTTATTTTTGCATCTGACGCGTCTGCATAGGATTGAAACAATTCGCGAATTATTTCTGGCAACTCTTCTTGGGTGTTCATAAGCTTATCTCCTCGTGAATGTCATTACGTGAATTTAGTAGTGTTATTTTTTTAAAATTGGAAGTTAAATTTCCGTTTTCGTAAATAACTCCAAATTTTTTTACAGAAAGAAAATCAACTATTCCATCTGTTTTTTTAATTGCCCTTACTTCAACCGGATATATCTCAAGATATTCAGAGAAAATACAAATATTGTCTCCAACCTTAAGATCATTAATTGTTAAATTTTTTTTAGTCGTTGCAGAGTTAACTTTTTCTCCATTAATAAAAACATCCGCTACTTTTGATTCTGGTAGATCGGTAGTTGTTTCCTTATACTTAACCATGGCTTGGAATAGTGTTACTTTATCATCTTCTCTAACCGTGCTTGCGGCGATTCCGCCGATTGGCTGCCATCCTTTAGCTATTTCATCATTAATATTCAATACAAAAATGTCAAATAAGCCTTCTTCCGGTCTAAGTATCTTGTAATCAACAATCTTTCTATAGTTCATAAATCACCTCAAATGTTTGGTTTTCAGCATCAATTTTAACAATTTTTTCAATGGAAGATATGGTGTTTGACCATCCAGACCAATTAGGACAATTACCGGACTTGAGATGTATAACATCTCTCCCGTGCTCAATATCGTCAACAATTCCGACATAAAATCCAATCTTATAATAAATTTTAACAACATCTAATGATTTTAATTTTTTCACAATAGACTTAATGTTTTCCTCTGTCATAACTTATTTCCTTTGGTCGTTTTTTATTGCAGACTCTATCGATAATCTAATGGTATCTGAGTATGAGTTTGTGTCTTCGTACTGAAATTCAATTGATTGCGGCCTTTTAAAAAAATGAATATTGTTTATTTTTAATTTTTCCTCTAAAAAGTCTAGCATTTGCGTATCAGATATTTTGTCGACTTCTTGATATTTATTCATGTCGTTCATTTTTTTACATTCCTTGCCTAGGAACGACGAAATCGGAGCATAGTCAACTGGACTAAATGTTTTCAATTCCTCATACTTAACCATAGCTTGGTGAAAGTTAGTTATCGAAGGGCAGTATTTGTCTAGTATTGAATGAATTGAGCCTATAGGTGTCCACCCATCATCAATACAGAATTTCACGAAATCTATTAAATCCTTTATTTCTCTTCTTTCTACTATCGTATAATCAACAATCTTTCTATCGTTCATTTATTTAATCTCTCGCAAATTTTACAAATAACGTAAATATCCTCAAATGAATAATCAGAATCAACGGATTCAATTATTGATTTTAGTTCTGAAATTTTCCTAAATTTCCCGCATATATCACATTTCAATGCTGTATTTTTATTGCTCATAACTTTTTCCCCTTTCGTTTATCAACCTTTTTCATCTTTCGCCTGTATAACCCGCTGCCTGAATTTGGTTTTTCAGAGTATTTTGAATGTTTTTTCGGTGGTTTGTTAACCATATTTTATCCCTTTATGCAAATTAACTGCTTTAGTTCATACACTTTTTCGGCTAAATCAGACTGATTATTCATAACCTCATCAATATCTTTATAGGCTGAAGGTATTTCATCGACGACGCCGGAATCTTTTCTGCATTCTATTCCCAGCGTTTGGTTTGATAAATCAGTTTCATTAAAAATTTTGCGAGCCATTGTTCTGCTCATTTTCCTGCCAGCGCCATGAGAGCATGAATAAAAAGAATTTGGATTTCCGAGCCCTTTTACTATGAAAGATTTTGCGCCCATGCTGCCGGGAATTATCCCAAATTCACCCTCTCGTGCAGATACCGCACCCTTTCTTGTTACCCAAACATTTTGTCCAAAATGATTTTCCATTTGCGCATAGTTATGATGACAGTCAACTCTAAATTCTGTCATTTTTTCTTCGCCAATATCTTCGCCATAAACATGATGAGATATGTCTTTTAAAATTACCCTCATCATTTCATTTCTATTTTGTTTAGCATATAGTTGAGACCAGTGAAGATCATGAATATATTCTTGAAATTCTGGTGTTTTTTCAACAAAATATGAAAGGTCTGGGTGAGGCACCTCTATAAAATAATCTTTCATAATAGATTTTGCTTTGTTTATATGATAGTCCGCGAGTGTTTTTCCGACATTTCGACTGCCGCTATGAAGCATAACCCACGCATTGTTTTCTGTATCTTGGCAAACTTCTATAAAGTGATTCCCTCCCCCCAGAGTTCCCATTTGATGAAAACTTTTTTTATATATTTTTTCTTCATTTATTAGAAAAGTAGGGACGGAAGATAAATTAATAAATATATCTTTATTTTTTATATGCTCATGCTGATTAAATCCAACAGGAACCGACCTCTCTATAGATGATCGAATGGCCGAAAGATTGTCTCCAAATTTGTCAATTTTGAATGGAAGCCTTACGGCGCACATCCCACAACCAATATCAACGCCGATAGCGGATGGAATAATTGCACCTTTTGTGGCGATCACTGAGCCTATTGTTGCCCCCATTCCAAAATGAGCATCCGGCATAATGGCAACATGCGAAAATATAAATGGAAGACGCAATACGTTTAATATTTGTTGCCTAGCAGAATCTTCAAGATTGGTTGCCCATACTTTTGCTGTCAAAAGTTTAGATTCCCACATTTCGCCGCTCGAAATTGTTTCGTTAATCATTAGACGACTCACCCTTCATTTTCATAAACTCTTCAATCATTTTTTTACTAAAGAGATCTCCATTTTCTATAAATTTTAATAATAATTCTTCTTTTACACTTAAAGAATTGAAATGATAGTCAGATTTCAAATGGTTCGCGTACCAGTCCAGAAGATTGTTATTTTTAATTTCTTCATATGTCATTTTTTTACATAATTTACATAAAATTTCAATATGCCAACTTTTAGGGTATTTTTCAGGCGATATACTTGTCATATTTATTCCCCATTCGTTTTCAAAAATTCTTCAATCATTTTTTTACTAAAGTCATACTCATTTTCCATAAATTTTAATATTAGATCATGTTTGACGTTTAAAAGAACGCATTTTAAATACGCCCCTTTTAATACGGTCAGCAATCTTAATTCAAAAACTATATCATCCTCTGTTTTAATAAGTTTAGTCTCCGCGGTTGCGAATTCAATTACGCTATTAATTGCCTCAAAAGCTTGTTCGGCGTATTCGCTCATATTTAAATCTCCTCAAAAGTTTGTTCTTGAATATTGATGCGGGTTATTTTTTTGATTCTTTTTTTTGGATGCCAAAAAGTGCTATAGCTTTTATAGTCTTCAAGATATGAGCACGTTAATATATTCTCTTCATCAATTTCATGTAAAAAACAAATTTTTGTATCTGGTAGGTTAATAAGTATCGCATCTCCAATTTTAAGCCTCGAAAAATCAGGCCGTTTTTCTGGGATTGGGCGCCAGTGGGTTGGGGCATAAACAAAGCCGCCATTTCTAAAAAGAAAAACATTTGTTCCAAAAAATTTCTCTTGTTTAAGTGTTGCCTCACAGTATTCTTTGCTGCTCGATGTTATTATTAATACATCTTTACCGATTTCAGGTAACGCCTTATCAACACTTATCCATTCATTTTCGTTCATGGTTTAATCTCCTCAATCTCTTTACCGCAATATGGACAATATTTATGTTCATTTGTTTTAATGTCTCCGCATGAAAAATAATGTTCATTTCCGCATTCTGTTGGATATGTATACTCTCCGTCATCTTGTAATTCATAATTCCACTTGCAAGTCCCCTTAATGTCTTTTTTGTCATCATTTAATCCGTGATCTGTCATTTTGCTGCTTCCAATAATTCGGGGTTTTCGTAGATTTTTTCGCAAACGATTAATTGGTATTTTTCTATTAATTCATCTATGATGACCTAAACAATCTTTAAATCTAAATCGTGCTCTTTCATTGTCGTATATAACAATAAATTTACCGCCAAATTTATCAATAAGACTATCCCCCTCATAGATTTCTTTTCCTTTTTTATCCTTGAGGCCGGTGTATTGCATCAAAATTGATTCCGTATCTTCAACGCCATTTCTTTGATAATGAATTCCATCCCACATTTCGTTAATGATCATAGAATTTTCTATTTTTATTCCCTCTTCTGTTATTGACCAGAAAAAATCATCTTCAAAAACATTTGAATATAGCATTTTTTAAAATCAGGAATCCAAGCCCTAAACTTAATCTCTCTCATAACATCCCCTAATCTCATAAAAAACCTATAAAATATTCCCGTTTTTTTCTTCTATAATTCCTCTATCTCTTGCTTTTAATTTTTCGTTGAGTATTCTCAGGTGAACCTCTTCTCTATGTATTGATATTTCCTTAGGCGCATCAATACCAAGAAAGACTTGATTCCCAGTAACGCTTTTTACAGTCACGCGAATATTTTCATTAATAACAATAGTTTCTCCAGGCATCCTCGATAAACAAAGCATAATCCTTCTCCTTACAATACTTAAAAAGAGCCTCTCTGCGGGAGTCGAACCCGCTTGCGCACTTAGATATTCATTTATATGCTTCGTCAAGCCTGTGTGATATCGGTGAACACCGTTTGGGCATTCTTGCTCTCTAGCCCTTAGGAATAGTGCGCACCACCCAGCAATCGCTTGTATACCACTGTTACTATATAAATATCTCTGCGTTTCACCGTGAACGCCCAGAGAGGCATAAATCAACAAACAGAATTAACAATTAATGACTCTCCCTCCTCAAGATGTGCGCCAATAACCTCTAATCCACTCTTTATATCGCTCTTTATTAAGTTTTTATCAATAGATTCAACTTGTTTTATTTTTTTGTACTTATCATCTATTTTTGACTCATCATCAATTATTGTGGACGCTGGATTCTTTCTTAAAATTATATCAATTAATGGTGATTTTATTGATGTTTTGTTTATGTTCTTCATATTAAATTTCAAATAATTTCTTATTGATTCATTTTTTTTCTCAAATTTATCAATTTTATTTTTCATTCCCTCAATTATTTTTTTTTGCTGAATTTTCATCTCTTCTAATTCATGCTGAAGGCTTATATAGAACATTCCAATATTAATTGCTTTTTCGTTAAAATCTTGACTTATTGACTCAAATTGTTGTTCAACTAATTCATTATCAACTTCGTCATTTGAATACAATAAACCGAATATATTTTTATATTCATCACTAATTTCAATTAGGCTAGTCATTTTAAATATCTCCTAGAATGGAATGTCATCGTTAAGGTCTTGTTGCTTTACTGGCGCAGCTGGCGGAAATGCAATATTTTCAGGGTTAACTAAAAAATCCAATACTCTATTTTTATCGGGATATTTTCCGTCTTTATCCGTTTCTATACCTAATGATACGGCGCCCCATTTTCCGGGAAGCGTTGAGGCGAGTAGATTTCCAGTTTCATATACATCCCCAATTCCAACAGAATAACAAAAATGCCTGATTAAAAACTCGAAATTCGGCTCGGATGTCATTAAAAAGCATCGTACACGATTAGTTTTTCCGCCAATCGTATTGTGATAAACTTCAAGGTTTAATTCAATCATTGCGTTACCCTTTTGGGAAGTCTTCTCAACGGAATCAATAACTTTGAATTTATATTCGCCTTTTTCAAAAAGTCTTGCCACTTCAATTTCGCTTTTAGGCGTGAATTTCATCTTGCATGTCTCCTGTATAATAGTTGATCATAGAATTTTTAACTGAAAACAAATCATTTTCAATCGTCATATCTTTAAACATCCCCATCGGGGATTTTGCTATATGATGACCGTCAAAGTTTGTTATGAATTTATAAGTGCCGTCAACGCAACAAGAATGCATTACAGTCGTAAACATTCCTTCTAATGTTATCTTGTCATCAAGCATCTTTCCTATTGTTTTTGCCTTCATTTTCCCGGTATCGCTTAGTTCAGAATGAGAAAGGACAAAAATATATAAATCATCCCGAAGACTTAGCGCGGCTTCAATTATAACATACGCATGTTGGGCAATTTCTGTAAATTTATTATATCCCTTCTCGGATGCTCTTCTCATAAATTCATTTGCCATTATATATTGAAAATCATCTATTATTATGTTTTTTATATGTGCGTATTTTTCATTTCGTCCGATTACCAAAAGCGTATTAAGTATTTTAGAATAATCATCAGTAACAATATAATTCTTACTTTCAACATTGTATTTTTTATTAAAGCCAATAAATGGCAACGGCTTTCCTATTGTATTTATTATAAAAGTTTCTGAAGGGTCAAGGCGATGTAAGCTTGTGCTCTTGCCTGTTCCACTTTCTCCCAATATCAATGTTGCGTTTGACACTTTTATCCCCTCAATTCCAAAAACGCCAATACCTCTGCCTTATGACGCCTTTGCTCCAATAGATGCGCGTATTCATAGGTTTGTTTTATTTCACGAGTTAAATCATCAATTTCACCAAAAGCAAAATTCTTTCTATAAGCGTTCCAATCAAACCTAAATAAATCCTTAATGCGATCAATAACGTTAACCATAAAATATCCCCTAAAGTTTATACTGCTTCCACTATATCAGATTGATTATTATCATTTTCCTTGGCGTCAAAATTTCCATTATTGATGGCTGCGATAAGCTTACTAATTAAATCTGTTTTACCCATATTTTGATGAGTGAACGAAATGGTTTCTTTTTCTGCGGATGTTAGAGCATTTAAAACAGATGACTTGTCAAGCATGTAAATCCCCTTTGCGTTTAGTTAATTTGGTTGCCAGTTTTATGCGGACTACTGGCAGAGTCCGAACGTAGGGCAATACTCTCTCCCTCGCATTCATTTGATAGCAATTCAATGTTATGAGTCATTGAGCCATCATGTTCAAACCTACAGCCACATATATCACATACTATTTTATTAATAATGTTTTTTTTCTTGTTAAAAATGATTTTCCCATACATACAATTGCCGCAATTAAACAATGACAAACATCCCATATCTTTAATGCTGTGAGCGTAATAAGTTTGGTTGTTATTTTTGCACGCTATTAACTCACTCATTTCTATGCCTCCATGTAGTCATAATGCCAACAATCTTGTTGTAGAATATAGTCGGCGACATTATCTTGATGGATTGTCTCTTTATGTTTTTTGTTTATTGAGTCAAGATTATGTCGCCATGCGCCGTTAGTGTTTTCTGAGTTATTCATTTCTATTTTTTGCGCACTATATTCTTTTATTTTTGTTTTATTTGTATATTGTTGTTTATTTGCTTCTTCGTATTCCCTCAAGACATCATTCAGTATACTTTCAATCATAAGTCCGTTAGTCATTTAATATACCCTTCATCAAAAACTTAAATCAATGATATTGATCAATTTTATAGTTGTCAAGCATTTATTTAAAATATTTAAAATAAATTTTACAAATGAGATTCAGGAGGGAAATTGAACAAGGGTGTTATTATTCATAATCCCTTGTTTTTATATGGTCAAATTAACTCTTTGCTCGCTTCTTTTATTATTTCTTGCCATGTGAAGGGAAACATTTTTTTCATGATTTTTATGTTGTCATAAACGCTTTCCTTCGGTTTTATTCCGCTAAAATCTAATTCTCTGGGATGAAGTCCCAGCAAATCTGATATAACAACTAGATTTCGTGGGCGGAAATTTTTGCCAACTTCTATGCGATGAAGTGCCGATTGTGACATATTTGCCTTTTCTGCGAATGCCTTTTGTGAAATTCCTTTTTCCAATCTGAATCGCTTTATAATCTCTCCAGGCGTTCTATGTGTAGCATTGAATTCTACTGCCTCTTCATGTCTCATGGGGATGCCCTCTATAACCTTATTTAAACTAATCAGTACTACCGATCACCATTAGTCAAATGTCGTGTTCACTTGTAAGCATATGACTATGGTAACAATATTAATCTCAAAAAATGATTCCTGTCAACTATTTGTTTGATTTTTTCAAAATACCGGTTGATATAATGATTATTATCATATAAAATCAATTTAATCAAACTTCATTCGAGAAAATTATATGACCATTCTAAACGTCAGCAGCTATCCCGTTCACATTAGACCGCTTGTAAAAGCCATTTCAATTTTGGGTGGTATAAGTAAATTTTCTACAAAGCTTGGATTCAGTAGACAGTTTGTTTATATGCTATTAAAGGGGAAGAGTAAGATTTCAATTGAAAAGTGTTTAATGATTGAAGAACTTACGCTTGGAATAGTGGGGCGCAAAGACTTAAGGGCAGATGTTTTTGATGAAAAAATAAAGCCCTCTGATCGATTAGATTTTGGTCAAAAAATAGAAGTTTGTATGACCATCCTACGCGACCTTTCTGAGATCGAGAAAAGAGGCAAAAAATAATGGCAAGAAAGTCACTTCCATGGCTTCGTCTTTATACCGAATTTTCGACCGATTATAAGGTTCAAATGATGCCAGAATCGATGCAGAGAAGACTCATAATGCTGTTCTGTTTTCAGCGGGAAGGCACCCTAAATTCGATGACAGATGACGAGATTGCGTACCGTCTGGGGATATCAAAAAGTAAGTGGAAAATGACTCGACAACGATTTTTTGAGAACGGTTTTGTGAATAACAATGAAAAAATAAAAATCGGCGACGACTTTTTGGTGAACTTCTCAACTCGGCAAAAAGATTCAGACGATTCTACGAAACGTAAGCAGAATCAGCGTCTCAGGGAAGTTAGTCACAACTATGTCACGGGACAAACCTGTGACATGTCACAGAAATGTCTCAATATAGATATAGATACATATACACAAGAAAAAGAATTAAAAAAAAGAAACAAGAAAAAAAAGATTTTGTCGGGCAAGCCCGACCTCTCTCCCCCTCCCCCTGACGTCCATGAAATTTTTGAGTTTTGGAAAGAGACGATGGGCTCCCAAAAATCCAAAATTGACGAGAAGAGAAAAAAGTCAATTTTGGCGGCCATGAAAATCGGTTACTCGGTAAGAGATATTTGTGACGCAATTTCGGGTTGTGCCAAGGACAGTTTCTCGATGGGTCAAAATGACCGCAATAAAAAATTCAACGACATAAATTTAATTTGCAGGGACGCTGAGCATATCGACAAGTTTATTGAAATAAATAATTCGACAGAATCTTCAAGCATTGAATACGACGGATTTTGAGGAGATAGAAATTGAACGCAGATCAAAAGGCAACTTTCATTTTAAAAATAAAAGATTATTTTAAAGGCAAAAGAGATATTGAATTAACCGCAACGAAACTTGAGTGGTATTGGCAAACCCTTTGCGATTATGAATTGCAGGATATTGCATTGGCTTTAAGATTTCATGATAGAGATGCAAAGCGCGGAGGATTCCCTCCGAGGCCGTCTGATATTATTTCTAAGATTGTAAAATCTCCAACCGCCAGAAAAAATTCATGCAGCTATTCAAGAAAAAATGTTTCTGAGCTGGGGTGTCAAAATCTTGGGGAATTTACATTTGGGAATCCAAAAGATACAGATTCTTTTGTCAGCGAAGAAAACCAAAAATCATGGGATAAATTCTCAGAAATATTTTGGGATGGCGAGAAAATTATTTGTGCGGCGCATTACGAGAATTTGAGGTACAAAACGGACATTGAGAGAAGATTAATTGAGAAATGCAAAGAAAGTATGCCTTCAGACGTCCATAGAAAGGCGTAGACGCATTATTTTTGCTTTTTAATGCTGCACCAGTGGCAAAAAATATAACGCCTAAAAACGTACTTAAAATCGATTTAATGAGGTGGTAATTTTGGATACCTATAGACGCCATGAAAGTATGGGTAATTATATATGCTTTTATTGTGGAAATTCGGCGGATTCTGCTGATCATTATCCACCGATGTCAAGAAGGTTTGATGTTGACAGTAAAAGAGTTTTGATTAGGTGTTGTAGGGAATGTAATACTTTTTTGAGTAATTCATTTCAGCAGGATTTAGAAGAAAGAAGGCGGTTTGCTTTAAATAGATTTAATGCAAAGAAAAAAAAGAAAATATTATAGATTTTAATATATTTAACAACTACTGTTTAAGGAGGGGTATCGAAATGAAAGAATTTGAATTGTTAAAAAAGCTTCACGATACGAACAAAAAGTATTGTGCTTTTTGCGAAGAGGCAAAACATATTTCTAAATTCAGAAGAACCGGTACTGTTAAGAAGACGTGTAATGAGTGTCACGCTAGGCATTCCAATAAAGATACAATTAACAATGCAAATAATATTGCATTAGCATTGATGGATGAATTGCAGGGGAAATTGTGATAGAAGAAAAAAAATTCTGTAAAGATTGTAAATGGTGTAGATATATTCCTCATAACAATGGAGTATATTCCACATGCCATAATTCAAAATTTTTATCGCATTCATGTGTAACGGGTGAAGTTGATAAACAATATTGTACGTATCTGAGAGATAAGGATGTAAATTTCCTTTCTCGATTGCCTGGCGTTATTTCTGATTTTTGTATAGATGGTAAATATTTTGAGAGAAAGGAGGAATAGAAATTGATTAATAGTATTTTCGGTGGTGATAATATTGGGCATCTGGGTGATCAGGCGCATACATTAGATTATCACAGAATGCTCGCGCGGCAATATAATCAAGCGCATATGGGCGCTCTTGGTTCATTGAGAGGGCTTATCAATAATGGTGGACATAGTAATGTAAGCGATGAGAAAAAAGACCAAACAGATGAAAAACTTTTACTTTTAATTGAGGAGTAACATGAATGAAATTTATGATGATGACGGAAATATTTATATTTGGTCAACGATGGAAAACTGTCTTAAGAAAATTAATAAAGATGAAAATATAAGAACGAAAGATATTGCATCAAATGCTGAATCAAAACTTTTATTACTTATTGAGGATTGAAATTATGAAACTTAAACCATTTAAAGAAATTATCGGAATGAGCAAAGAAAAACTTAATGAAGCGTTGGCGCCTATTCGGGCCAGGAAAGTTAAAACACAAGCAGAAATGAAAAAATCAGAAATTGATGAAAAAATTGTTGTATTAGAGTCTGAAGTGCAAGAGATGTGCTCTGTTCAATCTATAAATTTTGATGATCTGTTTGAAAGGCTCGATAAAATTGCTTTATTGGAAAGAAGAAAAAAACAATATGATAAAGTTTTAAGCGAATTATTTCCTGAGGAGTAAACTTAATGATTAAACTTTGCGACAATCAAAATTGGCTAAATGCAGTGAGCGTATTTAATTCAAAAAATTGTTATGGGGATTATGGCATCAATTCATATTGTTGTTCTTATGTGAATAGTGAGTCTGAAAGATATCTTCGACTATTTGAAAAAAAAGGAAAAGTTTATGATGCGAAAGATTGAGCCTACCGAGCACCAAATCCAGTGCGCTATTGTTGAGTGGGCGAATCATAAAATTATTCCTCCCTATACTGACGGAAAAATAGGCCATCTTTTAATCGCCATACCAAATGGAGGATATAGAAATAAAATAGAGGCAGCACGATTAAAAAAAGAAGGGGTTAAGGCGGGGGTAAGTGATTTATTTTTTGCTTTTCCAGCATTTAAATTTCATGGGTTATGGATTGAGATAAAAACAAAAAAAGGAAAATTGTCTAAAGAGCAAAAAAATTGGATTGAATTGATGTCATTCATGAATTATAAGGCGGTAGTTGTTTACTCTGTAGACGAAGGAATTCAGGCTATTAAAGATTATTTGGGGTTGAAATGACTGAAATTAAAATTAAAGAAAAATGTTTGGCATGTAATCAAGTGATTGTTCGCACTTATCCTTATCCTGGAGGTGCGTGCTTGTCCGATCGTCATTTAAAAATTAATGGAGCAAAATTTGACCCCATGAGAATTAAAAAAGATTGCGAAAATAAGATTACAATAAAAAAAATACAAAAATCTGTCTTGGAATCTATAGGAATATTTCCTTTAAAATTTATTTAAGTGAGAGAGGTTTATTATGAAGGTTAAAACTAACGCTACTAACGCCGCGAAGGCAAATAAGTTGTTTAATTACTATGTGGTCTATGATTTTAAAAAAGGCGACGAAAATGGGTGTGGTTCAATGAATGTGTCGTCTGAAAGTAAAATTAATTTCGACTTTATTGGAGAATTGAGGAATAAAATCGTAGAAGAAAACGGCCTTGATGCCCTTAACATCAGCAATATTATTGTGATGGACGCCTAAAAAATGGCCTATACCCCTATTAATTATTTTAAATTAAGCAGAGCGTCACAAGATTTTTTGAAACAGTGCGAGAAATTTAAAAGGTTCAAGGTTAAAAACATTCATGTGCCCGCAGAAATATTTTCTGAGTTGAGGGAAAGTATTTCTGCATCTGATCGAAACGATTATACTGATTCAATTCCCTATGAGGGTAAAATTTTAGTGAGGAGGTGAGTTATGAATGTTCAACAGTTGAGAAATTCTTTGCAGGGTGTGCCAGACGATGCGCTCCTTTTCGTTTCATTGGGTGACCCTATCCCTGAAAACAATTGGGAGGCCTATCAGGCTCGCTACAATAGGGATAAGAATATATTTTATGTGCAGTATTTCGAAAGGAAAAAATGAGCGACGTTTAGATAATTAAAATAATTTAAAATAATGCTTGACACCGTTAGCGCTAACGGTTATGATGGATTTACTGAGTTGTTGAACGAAGGGAAAGGAGATTTAAAGATGAAGTTATCAAGCGTATTAAACAAGCTGGCAAAGATGAAAGTTGAAGTGATACAAAAAAGTGAGTTTCACTATAGCTTCATAATAAATGGATATTATTTAACGTTTTTTGTAAATGACAAATGTAATGTTGCTCACATTAGTCTCAGATGTAAAAACTATGGTTCACCAACTATTTGCCCTTCTCTTAAATCAGCATTAAATATGGCAATGACTTAGGGAGTTTTAAATATGAAAATTAAAAACATGTCTACAATTATTGTTTTGGAGGAATTTAAAGTGATTAGCAAACTTAAGCTTAAAAACTTTTTGTTGGACAAGCAGTATGAGGCAGAAAAATTAAATTCAATTTCAACTAGTCCCACCTCTTCTGTTATGGGACTTTGTTTGTATGCAGCTACTCAGGGGAAAGTTATATTAATTGATAAAATTTTTGAGGCCATTGAAGAAGGGAGGCTTGACGCATGACCATGAAAGTTTATGCGGTTTATTCTCTTGAGACATATCCGTCATGCTGTATGGAAGGGTTATTCAGAACAAAAGAAGGTGCTAAAAAATTTATAGAGGAATCAAAAAAAGATTTAAGTTGCCTTCATAACTCATTTGATATTCAGCTTGAGGAGGTTATAGAGTGATTGAGTTAAAAATTGGAGATTGTTTGTTTCATCACGGCGGAATTGGAACCGTTCTAAAATATTTTGTATATGAAATAAGAAATATTGTTGATAATACTTTTTATGCCATTAAATGTGATAGCTGCAATCATAGTGACGCGTGCAGTGTATTAATAGGATTAAGTGATTATCGCGCAGCCAGAGAAAGAAATGAATATAAATTTATATGTATGATTGGAGATGAAGAATCCCGAGAAGAGCATTATTGTTTTCACAATGAAAAGCCATATTTTCTTACTGAAAAAGAATGTATTATTTTTTCAGTTGAGCGTTTTATGGGTGCATATGCTACTGAAGCAGACGAATTAAAGAAAAAATATGAGGGAAAAATAAAAGAGTACGAAAGACTAAAAACCTATATTGATCTTTTGATGACAGACGAAAAGGAGAAAACAGATGAATTGGATTAGCGTTCAAGATCAGATGCCGGAAATTGATAAGAAAGTTTTGATATGCTGGGTAAATTTTAAAAATCATCAGACGGTGGAGCAAGGATTTTTGGGGGAGTCTTTTACTAGAAGGATAAAAAGATTTATAGACGCAAGATACCGAAATGTAAATGGCACCGTTACACACTGGATGCCTTTGCCCGAGCCCCCTATCGATGTTTGAAGTGGCTATTGAGGTTTTTATGTTCGTAATGTTTTTTTGTGTTGGATGGATTGTTGGCGTCTGCATTTATGACTTTTTTGTAATGAAGAGGAGAGATAGATGATTACTGCTTTTGATGTTTACTTGGTGGGAATATGTGATGGAATTAGGAATATCTTTCTTGGAATTGGTATTTTATTTTGGATATTATTTGGAATAATGTTTGTGGGTGGAATTATTATGTCAGATAAAAAAAGTAAAGAGGAAAAAATCCTTTATAAAGGCGCAGTTAAGGGCGTCTTTATTTATTTTTTGCTCGCTTCATTTATATCTGTGTCGTACGCTCTAATTCCTTCCTCAAAAGTCGCTGCCTCAATGTATATTATTCCAGCTATTGCGAACAATAAGGATTTTAATAAACTTCCTGCCGACCTATTAAAGATGGTTGAGTCTTATGGAAACACAAATGCAAAAAGTTAAAGAGAATCCAGAAAACCTTAAAAGCCGTCAGCTTAAGTTTTGCGAAAGAATGAAGGAAAAGGGATATATTCGGATTGCGCAATGGGTTCCTAAGAGATTTAAAGAGAAAGTTAAAGAGTTTGTAAAATCATTGAGGGATTAGTTATGGAAGAGTTTGCGATAGTTTCTTTGTCCGCTGGTATGTGTTTGTTTGGGGTGCTGTTGATATTTTTTATAATTATGATTTTAATATTTATGGATTAAAATCATTGATTTATTTTTTAAATTATGTAATATCGGAGAAATGCCGTGAAAGATTGCAATTGTTACAGTGACTTAGGTGAGAATTTACTTTTCTTGTGCTGGGTAGATAAACTTATTAAAAGAGTAGGCATAAAAGAATTCTCAAAAGATTATCGAGAAATGAAATTAACGTTTTCATGTATTTTTGATAATGAAAATAATGCAACAAAGGTTATAAATCCATGTTTGGTTTTTGGTGCTGATGAAGAGGTTTTAAAAATGGCTAAATTAAAAACTGCTGCACGAAATAAATTGAAAAAATCAACTTTCGGTATCCCGAGCGAAAGAAAATACCCGATGCCTGATAAGGCGCACGCCGTAAATGCGAAGGCAAGAGCCACTCAAATGGTAAAGAAGGGTAAATTGAGCCCTTCAACTGCTTCAAAGATTAAAGCGAAAGCTAACAAGGTTTTGGGGAAGAAAAAATAATGACAAAATCAAAGCCAATCTCAAAAAGAGAATTTTCTCAGTACAAAAAAGAAGATGAGAAACAAGACAAAAAGTTAATCAAAACAGCTGTTCGTAAATTAAAGACTTCAAAGGCTTCAAAATCTTATTAACCTAACCGGAGATATACCCATAAGACGCAAAGCAGAGCACGTAAAGGAAGAGAAAAAGGAAGAAGGCCATTCACATACTCATCATATGAAAATGGCTCATCACCACATTAAAGAGGCTGTAAAGGCTGCGAAGAACAAACACAAAAAGAAATAGTAATTTATTAGTCGGTTAATAGCGCAGTCTGGTAGCGCACATGCCTTGGGCGCATGGGGTCGTAGGTTCAAATCCTGCTTAACCGACCAATTTATGCCTCAAATCCTACCTACTTCCTTGATTTATCTCATATTTCCGTGATATAACCTCAAATATATTATTATTTACTATATTTGGGAAATATTATGCCATTTGTTAATTATCCTATCGAATGTTCCACTTGCCGAGGCTCTGGCAGAATTAAGCCTGTTTGTGCTTTTAGGGTTCATGAAGAGATTTTGACTACTGAATGTATCAATTGCCGTGGCGTAGGGACTATGGAAAATAGGGTATATGTTAATCCGATGCCAGCGGATTCTAATGGCGATTACGGGTGCATTCCTCCAAATACAGAAGTTGTTGTTAGCAACGACGCTCTAATTACTATTGATAAAATAGCAGAAGTATTCAGCAATGAAGAAATCGAAAAGGTAACTTCAGCAATCAAGAAAGTTAAATCTAAAAAAGTTTCATTGGATGACTCTAACAAATCAACCAAATTAGATTCTAACGATGCCTCTTGATAAACATGGTCTAACTCCAAAGCAAAGAAAATTCTGTGATTTATATGTAAAAACTACTAACGGATCTGAAGCTGCAAGGGGCGCTGGATATAGTAAAAACTGTCCGCAACAGATTGCTACAGAGAACCTTCGAAAACCTTTGATAAAGAAATATGTTGACATGAAGATGGAAGAAGCGGTCAAAAAAGTAGGTGTTGGAAAAGACTGGCGCTTAGAGATGCTGAAGAAAGGTATTGAGTTAAATTTCCAAGGAAAAGCTGATAAAGATGGGTGCGTAGACTTAAAAGGATTGAAAGGATTGATTAACGAAATTAATAAAATGACTGGAGATCACGCAGCTACAACGTCTAACTTAAACGTTTCAGAGATAGGATTAGATGAGGTAAAAGAAGTTGCAGAAGATACAGAAAAAGAGATTAACGAAATAAAGACATTTTAAAATGTCGATGACCGATAAAGAGTTAAAATCAAAACTTTTAAATAGTTTTCTATTGTTCACTCGAGTATTTTATAAGCTTAGAAATGGCAGAGACTTTGACCTTTCTTATCCTATTTCTCGCGAATGTCACTATATAACCGTCGCTAAAGAATTAACGCTTTGTTTTAAACTTCAGACAAACAGGTTGATTATTAATATCCCACCGGGAACAGCAAAAAGCACATTGATTAAGTACTTCATTTGCTGGTGCTTTGCTCATTATCCAGATTGCCAATTCATCTATATTTCATACAGCCACGATTTGGCTGCAACTCATACTTCAGATATTAAGGGAATAATGGAGTTGCGTGAGTACAAAGAATTATTTGCAATATCAATAAGCCGAGAATCATCTGCGAAAGATAACTTTAAAACGACTGCTGGTGGGCGTGTGCGCGCTTTCGGTTCTGGTGGTGCGGTAACTGGTCAAGATGCTGGATTGCCACGCCTTAAAAGGTTCAGTGGCGCTTTAATCATGGATGACATGCATAAACCAGATGAAGCACACAGTGATTCAATTCGCAAGAGCGTTATACGAAATTACAACGAAACAATCAAACAACGACCGCGTGACCCTGAAAATGTCCCAATGATATTTATTGGTCAACGCGTTCATGAAGAAGACATTGCAAACTATTTGATTGATGGCAATGACGGCTACGAATGGAGAAAAGTTGTCTTGAAAGGAATCGATGACTCGGGCAATTCAATTCATCCGCAGCTTTATCCTCTTGATAAATTAAAAATTGAAGAGAAATTTAACGCTTATACTTTCGCCTCTCAAATACAGCAAAATCCTATTCCGGCTGGCGGTGGATTATTCAAAGAGAATTGGTTCACTATCCTTGATGAAGAACCGGAAATATTAGCCACATTCATTACTGGAGATTCGGCCGAGACATCAAAAACCTATAACGACCCTACCGTATTTAGCTTTTGGGGCGTTTATAAAATCAAACAGTTTGGCGAAGAAACGGATATTTACGGCTTGCATTGGATTGACTGTTTACAAGATTGGATAGAGCCCAAGGATTTAATCCCTACGTTCATGCAGTTTTATACAGAATGCATGAGGCATCCTAAAAAACCATCAATGGTTGGAATTGAAAAGAAATCAACTGGTGTAACTTTCATCTCCCAAATCAATGAAATACAAGGATTAAATATCGTTGACATTCCCAGAACATCTGCGTCTGGCTCAAAAATAGACAGATACATTCGAATGCAGCCTTACGTAGCAAGAAAGCAGATGAGTTTCACAAAGAATGCGCATCACTTGCAAATGTGTTTAGAGCACATGACGAAGATCACAGCAAACAATACTCACAGGCACGACGATATTTGCGATACAGCATTTGACGCTGTTGATATGGCATTGATGAGGAAAGTAGTTGTTGGCCTCTTGAAATCAAACGAATCAAGGGATTCTCAGATAGAGAGAATGAAGAGAATGGAGTCTTCAGTTAAACATTTAAAGGGCAAAGCCCGTGGTTATTAATTAAGGGGATTTTATGGCTATCGTATCAAAAGATCATCAAGAGCAGCTTCCAAGAATAAAGAAAAATATCAGCGAATCCTATGTGTATTTTAGGAAAAACAGAGAATATTTTAATGAAATGAGGAATTTTGTTTTTAATACTACGATTACGGATGCTCAGCGATCGGCATTGGAAGAATTGGATAGGCCGATCATTGAATTTAACGTCGTTGAGGCGTTCATTAGTCGTCTTCTTGGCGAATTCTCAAAGCAAGTTCCTGGAGTTGCTGTTCATGCAGAGCCAACAGTGAGCGTACCACCTGAAGAAACAATCAAGTTTGTGCAAGGCCACATGCGTCACATCATTACAAACTTAAGAGCAAATGAAATATACAAAGATCAGTTGAGCGGTGGTTTTAGCGTAATGAAGGTTTGGACTGAATACGAGAATCATAAAAGCTTCAAGCAAAAGATTTGTCTTGACAGAGCATTTGACCCTCTGTTGTGCGGATTTGACCCGGCTGCTCAGAAGTCACACAAAGGCGATGGATCTTATTGTTTTGAGATTGTACCTGTCACTGAGGAGCAATTCAGAGCTCTATTTGGCGATGACATAGTTTTGGATGGCTGTTACAAAGGTGCGCTCGAGGGATTCAAATGGGGCTATAAAAGCAATAGAAAAAACATAATCATGCTTTGTAATTATTATGAGAAAAAAAGTAAGCGCGTAATGCTTTATGAATTGCCCGGTGGTACGTGCTTAACGAAAAGTGAATATGAAGAAATGCTTGAATTATATGTAAAAAATAATGATATTGCTCAACCGCCAATTCCCATCAACAAAAGATGGACTGAAATTCCTAAAATTTATCGTTATCAAATAATCTCGACGCAAGTTCTTGAGTGCGTAGAAACAGACTTTAGCGCTTTGCCATTAATATTTGCTGATGGTAATTCAATAATGGTAAGAAAAGATGGTGATGGCAGCACTATTGAACAATTAACAAGATCGTATGTTCACAATGCGGTTGGTGCGCAAAAGCTTAAGAATTTAGCGGGCCAGACAATTGCAAACCACATAGAAACATTGGTTGAGCACAAAATGAAGGTTGCATGGGAGTCTATCCCTCAGCAATACGAAGAAGCTTATACAAACGTTCAAAGCGCAAGCAATTACATATACAAGCAATACAGTGATGATGGTCAACAACAATACAATCCTCCGCAGGAAGTTGTTAAGGTTCCATTGCCTCCGGAAATAATGAATGCCTATATGAGCGCAGAACAAACTATTCAGGCTTCGTTGGGCTCTTACGACGCTGCGCTGGGGATAAACAAGAATCAGTTATCTGGTGTTGCTATAGTCGAAGGCGCAACGCAGTCAAACGCTGCAGCAATGCCTTTTGTTGTTAATTACTTGGCTGCTCTTCAGCAAGCTGCGGAAATTATCCTTGACTTAATACCAAAATATTATGTTACACCGCGTTCAATTCCTGTATTAACAAACGAAGATAAGAAAGAGCATGTATCGATTAATGCCAATGACCCTAACTCACCAAAGATGAATTTTAATTCGTCTGACATGAAGGTTGTTGTTAATGCGGGCGTTAACTTCGAAGTTCAAAAAACACGATCTGTTCAAATGTTTATCGAGCTCGCTAATGCGCTTCCGGGGATGGCTCAATTGATTAATAATCCAAAAGGCTTGGCAATATTGGCTGAAAACTTATCCATCAAGGGCGCCGATCAAATTAAGTCTATGGCTGATGAAGCCGCTAAAGAAATGGAAGCCCAGAAAGCGCAGATGAAAAATCAACCGCCACCGCCAAACCCAATTGAGCAGAAGCTTGCAATTGAGCAGGCAAGAGTAACATCAAAAGATCAAAACGAAAAAACCGCATTGGAGATAAAGGCGCAAGAAGCGCTCACAAACAGAATGGAAGCAATGTCAAAAGGAAATAATGAAAAGACTAAAATTGCTTTGCAGGCAGAAAAGGATGATACGGAAAGAATGGTGCATGGGATTAAGCTTGGTATTTCAAACAAAGCTGCGGATACACAGATTGCAAAACAGATGGTAGATAGCGCAACAAACTTGATTGACTCAAATCCTATTATCCCAACAAGCGCAAGTGAGGCTCAAAATCAATCTGTTGCGCCGCAAAATAATATGATTCCATAGTCATTATTTAATATAATTATCAAATTAAATAATAAAAATCAATTAATTTATTAAAAATTACTTGAAACTGTGTTTGATAAATAGTAATATTTGTTTGCGGCGACAACTGCCTTAAGTTGGTCTCCTGTAATGCCAGGTTAAAAGCATAGCGTTCTGATACGCCAAATGTCAGCTTACCGTGATGGGGTTAAAAATCTTGAGGAGTTATATTTGTGAATGAAGTTCCAAATACTGAAGTTGAACAACCGTCTGTAGAAGCACAACCAGAAGCGAAAGTTTTACAGCAGCACGAAATTAACGCAATGGTTGGTGGTGCAAAGCAAAAAGGTTTTGAGAAAGGATATCAGCAGGCGAAGGCCGAATTGATGGCTCAGCAGCCTCAAGCAGCTGCGCAACCTACTCAATCACAAAGCTTTAATCCTGCAGATCATGATTCACGACTTAGACAGATAGCCATAGAAGAGTTATCTAAGCAGCGAGCTGTTGAGCAAGCCAATTGGGAGGCTCAACAAAGAGAGCAGGCAGGAATGAAAATTCTGAATGAGCTCAAAATGAAAGCCGAATCTGCTAAGTCTAAGTACGAAGATTATGACAAGGTTGTTGCTAAAGATTTTGGAAATTTCGCAGAGACTCATGAAGTTTTGAGCCTTGCGCATGAATTCGATAACGCCGGAGAAATGCTATATGACATCGGGAAGAACCCTTCCAAGATGTTAAATATCTCTTTGATGGTAAGAAATGGTATGAAGCAGCAGGCGTATTCAGAGATGAAGCGACTATCTGATTCGATCAAAGTTAACGAAATGAGCGCAAATCAGCCAAAACCCAAGATGCCTTTATCGCAAGTTAATCCCTCAGTGGTTGGCGTGGGCAAGACAGACGGTAATATAAGCTCTAGCGATTTCAGAGGAAGTTACTAAACTCCTTACTATCGTTTGCGTAGTCTTTTTGCCCTAAAAAATTAACTTATTAATTGGGGGCTTCAATGGCTACTAGTGCAAATATTTTACAAGCAGTGCAAACATATCAAAAATCCGGTCTTGCTCGACTGGTTAATATGTTTGCCGGTATCGCAAAATCAAACAAAAAATTCCAAAACTTTGAAAACATGACAGCAAATCTGGGTAACACCGTTACTTATGATTCTCCTCCTCGTGCATACGCAAACGTTGGTCTCGTCGTATCTTCTTTTGATACTGTTGAGCAGCGTGTTAACACATTAACGGTTGGCGGATTCGATTCTGCCGGCGCTCCTTTAGTTGGTGGTTTTTATGATAGCTACGGCAATCTTAATGCTGCTAACGTTAACTATGCAGTCAGTGCTGAACAGTTAATATTCAACATTGATAACAATGACTATCGAAAAGTATTCGAAGAATATTCAATGGTTGAGTTAGGTACCGTTGTTGAGCGCAGTATCTTGAATCGCTTTATTAATGATACTTATCGTTTCTATACAGCAGGCGTTGACCCAACAACAAAATTGGTTAATCCAATTAGTTCGTTTGCTCAATTGGCTTTTGCTGAGTCTAAGTTTAAAGACTATGGTTGTCCTTCAAAAGGTGACTATGAGGCGTTTATTCCTAATATGGCGGTATCTTCAATCATCGCTACTGGACAGAATAAATTTACACTTGACAGCAATAACAAGCGTTTTAATTCATGGGAAATTGGCGTATTCGATTCATTCAATTACAACCGCTCAAACCTTCTTCCTGTTCATATTGCTGGAACAATGGGAATCAACCAAGATTCATTGACTGTTACAAGCTTTGTAACAAATGCTGATGGTGGCATTAACTCAATCACATTCTCTGGCGCAAGCACAAATAATGCTGGTGCAGCTTTGCGTGGTGATTTGGGTTATTTCGTTCATGGCGTTGCTGGTCAGCCAGATTTGAGTTACCTGACATTTACCGGTCACTCCGTATCTGAGGTTGATGTTCAGTTCCAAGTTACTGCAGACGCAACAAGTGCCGCTGGAAACGTGACATTGTCTATTTTCCCAACACTTTATAGCGCTCCCGGCAAAAACCAAAACATCAATGCTCCTATTGCTGTTGGCATGAAGATTTTGTTAATGCCTAGCCATAGAGCGGGTGTTATGTACGCCGGTTCGCCTTTCTACTTAGCAATGCCTCAGCTTCCTGATCAGGCACCTTTCACCACATCAAGTCTTGCTGATGCTGAATCTGGCGCTGCAATTCGATTGACGACTGGTTCTGCATTCGGACAAAACTTAACAGGTTCAATATTCGATTCTATATGGGGCGCTAAATTAACGCCTGAGTATGGAATGCGTATGCTGTTCCCAGTTAACACCGGTTTCACGAGCTAGGGCTAGTAAATTGAAAGCGGGAGTAATGATACAAAGAGCCTTGAATCTTTCAGGCATTTTATCTCGAAGTCTTGAAGAGCAAGACGATGAGGAAGGTGTTGACGGATTATTTTGGCTCAATATGATTCTGGCTGAAAAGTCGGCGTCTGGTATATTGCTCCCGTATTTCGGTCACATAGAGTTTGACGCAGTTGTTGGGCAGGAAAAATATACAATTCCAAATCTTGTCACGGCTGAGATATTGACCTTTACATTACAGAATGTAAGGTTTTCGATCAGAGGACAGCATAGGAATAAATACTTTGGTGAGCCTCGAGCAGAAAACATTAACTCTTTACCTTTTCAATGGTATTGGGAACGTGTTAATGGCGGAATGGATATTTACTTATATTTTCTACCAACTGACGCATTTAAATTAAATGTCACGGGTTTAGTTGGTATTCAGAACGTTATATTTAGCACAGAATTTGATGATTTTTTAGATATGTTCTATCAAAACTTCTTGATATTTGAGTTAGCAGAAGCTTTGTGTATTTTTTATAAAATTTCGCTTCCTCCAGATACAAAAATGAAATTAAAAAGACTGAGGATGGAAATTACAAATCTTAATCCCAGAGATTTAAGCATTAAGAAAAAATCACTATTGGGTAGTGGCGGCATACTTAGCTATGCTCAAGTCAACATTGGCAGAGCGTGGACACAATAATGATAGATAGAATGATGCAAATGGAGTTCATGGCAAGATATCAGCCTGGCGCAAAAAAGATGCAATTTTTGCCCGGCGAAAATATGGATTTGGGTCTTGTTGGAGGCAATAAGTTCGGTCGATATAAAAAGATTTCATCAGAAGAAACTATAAATATGATCGTATCTGATGACGCTCTGGTTAGCTTTCCGGGTTACGAGCAGGTGATAGAATTTGGCGCTACCAATGGTCGAGAAATATTTACTAGCCCAAAATTCAAGCACATGGTTGTAGTTGTTGACGCTCAAGTTTATATAATAGATTCTCAACTTATTCCAACATTATTGGGTCAATTGGATACAGTAAGTGGCCCAGTTTATATTGCAGAAAATCTTGGCGATCAACTTGCAATTGCGGACGGCGTTAATATCTACGTATTTAATTATTCAACCGATCAATTCACGAAGGTTATAGTCAACTTCCAGCCAAAGTTTATTGCATTTCAGGATACATATTTTATTGCGTCTGATGGTCTATCAAACAAGTTTAGATTGTCTAATAACAATGATGGTCTTACGTGGCCGGATGATGCGTCTCATGTTGGAGAATTACAAACAAAAGCAACAACATGTACGGCTGCCGTCCCACTTGATCGACAATTATTTGTTTTTGGCGAAACAGTGTCTGAGCCATGGCAGGATATTGGATATACATTGTTCCCATACCAAAGATCGAATTCATTCAGCATAGATTATGGCTGCGTAAACCCTGCAACTATTGCTTCTGGATTTGGGATTTTAGTGTGGCTTGGGTCAAATGAGAAAACAGGTATTTCAATAATGTTTTCTCAGGGCGGTCAAGGTCAAAGACTATCAAATGACGGAATAGATTTCGTTTTTTCTAAAATGCAAAAACCAAATGATTCTGTTGGTTTCATTTTCAGAGAGGCAGGCCATATCTTCTACGTTATTACATTTATTACCGACAATGTGACCTATGTATTTGATTTTAATACGAAAATGTTTTTTACACTTGTTGATCACAACATGAATCATCACATAGCCAGAAGAGTAACTTTTTTTGATGGAAGTTATTATTTCGTGAGCCTTATAGATGGAAATGTTTACAAGATGTCATCTACGATAAATACATTGAATGGAAAAGAAATGCCAAGATTCAGAATATTAAAGAATCTTAGAATACCAAGCGGAGACAGATTTGTTATAAGCAATATCAGTGTAACGATGGAGCAAGGATTTTTAGAGTATGAAAATAAAGCGTCATTGTCTTTGCTTCCAAAACTTATACCAAGGATAGATTTGTCGGCCTCCAGAGATGGAGGAGAGCACTACTGGAATGTCGGCCCAAAAAGAATGAATCCATTCGGTAAGAGAGAGAATATATTAAATTTCTGGAATGTTGGGTCATTTAATGATTGCACACTTAAATTTGCTTTCTGGGGAAAGCAGCGGTGGTGTATTAATCAGGGCTTAGTGAGTTTGTACCAATGAATATACCTAACTTGCCTCACATGATGACTCCAATAGTCATGCCGACCGGTCATGTGCATCCAGATTGGTATAAGTATTTTATGTTATTGACAAATGAATTGCAGATAAATCAATCCGAAGAAGGAACGAGCATCCCTTCGCAATCAACAAATAATATCGCACTCATTCAAAATAATTTAGCAACGCCTCGGTTTATTTACGATAGCGATTTGAATGTTCCAAAAGTTTCTGTGAATGGCGTATTTAAAACCATTACTACAAGTTAGAGGTGAATATATGTACGAACAAGGCGGGGATGGTGGATTTAATTGGGGTCAAGCTTTAGGCGGAGCGGGTGGCGTTGCGAGCGGATTATATAATTTATTTGGCGCTCAAAATCCATCCGATGCTGCATCTCCTTATTATGATCAGATTCCTGGAATGCTTGAGCAGCAGTATCGACCATATATGCAAGCCGGGATGGGCGCGCTACAGGGAATGCAGCAATACGAAAATAGAGGGAATCTCGCTGGCAACCAGTTGATGAGCCAATATGGAAGAATGACTAATGACCCCAGTGGCATAATTAATATGCTTGGCGCTGGATTCAAACAATCTCCCGGTTATGGCTTTCAAGTTCAACAGTCTTTAAATGCTGCAAACCGAGCTGCTGCAGCCGGCGGAATGGCCGGAAGTCCAGAAGAACAACAACAAGTGGCGACTGTAACCAATCAATTGGCTAACCAAGATTATTACAATTACCTAAACCATTCTCAGCAAATTTACGGGGCTGGCATAAGCGGATTGCAGGGTACAGAACATCTTGGCGCGCAAATGGGACAAGGTATTTACGATACTGGCGCTTCAGCCGCAAACAATCTTGCTCAGAATTTAGGCGCAGCTTATATGAATCAAGGCAACTTGGCTTATCAAGGCGCGAATACGCAAAACCAACAAACTGGCGCTGGAATCGGTCAATTGCTGGGCGGAATTGGCAGTTTGGCTTCAGTATTTGGCGGATTATTCTAAGGGGCATATTATGGCATTACCTGTTCAAATGTTCCCTGCGTTAAGTCCTGCGCAAATAAGCCCTGTAATGTCTGGGCTTAATCAAGCTAACCAGCTATATTCTCAAACAGTTGGCAATCAATTTTTGCAACCGAATTTAGAGGCCGCTTTAAGAAAGCAGCAGTTATCAAATCAAGTTCTTCAAGCGAGCGAAAATATCGCTCACCAAATGT